CGCGAAGGACCTCAAGCCGAACACGGTCCAGCTGTACGGGTACACCATCGGGAAGATCCGCGCCTATGTCGGGGACGTGCCCCTGTACATAGAGGACATGTCCCTGTCCTGGCTCTACGGCCTCGAGAAGTTCATGGGCGGCAAGGTAAACGCGCGGGCGGTCCATCTGAGGAACCTGAAGACCATCTGCAACTTCGCCCTGGATGAGGAGATCACGACCTTCTATCCGTTCCGCAAGTTCAAGATCCGGACGGAGGAGACGCGGAAGAAGGACCTGACTGTCGAGCAGCTCCGGGCCTTCGCAACCGCCGACATCGCCTACCGGAATGACGCCATGCACCGCGACGTCTTCATGCTGCTGTTCTATTTCCGCGGGATAAACATCAGCGACCTGGCCGAGCTCACCTGGAAGGACGTGAGGAACGGGCGAGTGTACTATCGGAGGAACAAGACGGGACGCCTTTTCAGCATCCGGATCGAGCCGGAGGCCCAGGCGATCATTGACAGGTGGAAAGGGGAGGAGCACCTACTCGCCGTCTTCGACCGGTATAAGAAGCCGAGCGAATACAACCGCCGGTTGTCCGATGCCCTGAAGAGGATCTGCTGGCCGGACGGCTCACCCCTCGAGCCGGACTGCACCAGCAACTGGGCCCGCCACACCTGGGCGACCATCGCGGCAGACCTCGACTACACCGAAGAGGCACTCTCCTGGGGAATGGGGCACAAGACTGGGCACCGTGTCACGGAGATCTACATCCACCGGAGCGACGCGAAGTGCGACGAGGCCAACCGGGCCGTCATCGACTATCTCTGGGGCAGATAAAAACCTCCCGAGCATCACTGCGGGGGAGGGAAACAACTCTAAACACTAAAACCAATATGAAGAAGCACCATGCGGTGTCTTAGAAGAGATGCTTCCTGAAGGTCCAGAGCAGCAGCCCGAGGACGGTCAGCAGGAGCCACGGGAAGGCGCCTATCTTCGTCCTCTGAGCCCAGCTCAGGTCCTTCTCCACCTTGACCTCCACGACTGTCGTGTCGTGGACCTCTCGCACTTGTATGCTGTCCCTCCATCGGTCGCGGTAGACGAAGCGGTCCTTGTATTTCTCTATATAGACCGTGTCCCCCTTCATCCATTCACGGATGTAGACGGAGTCGCGGGTGACGACGGTGTCCCTATGGTGGACGTTCTGGACGACATACTCGGTGTGCCAGCGGTCCACGATCCGCGGGGAGCAGGCGGCGAGAAGAACAAGCAGAAGGCCCGCCGCCATCAGTCTCCCCGTTCTCATCGCTTGACCCCACCGAGACGGTCTGCCCACGCCTCGGTGTAGAAGCTAAAGTACGAACAGTTCCGGCCCGTGTGCCACCATGCCGCCCAGAGTAGGGACGGGAGGCCAACGACGAACAGGTACAGCGGCCCGAGCATCCGGCTCTGCCTGGTGTGGCCGTATTCGTGCTTCTCGGTGTTCCCGTTGTATGCCCGGTATCGGTCGGAGACAATGATGTACCGGCCAAGACTGATCCCGCCATTAATCCGTGTGGAGTAGTGCAGGCGGACGCCCAGGTAGTCAGAGCTTACCTCCGGTCGGTAGATGGCCAGGAGCAGCAGCCCGAGCAGATTCTGCGGGAGCTGCCAGATGTACAGGACGATGTCAATAAATGTCTTCATGGCTTGTCAAAAGGACACCGGTAGGTGAAAGAAGGATAGGATAAGGGATAAGAAATACCGTCCCGGTGTCCTGGGTTATTCATGACTTGAACTCATAGACCTTCTTCGTGATTCCGTACTGCGGAAGGACGTCGAAGTGCAGCCAGCTGACGCCAGCCTCCATCCTTATCGGGCACGGGAGGAGCGCTGCATTCGCCTTGATCTTCTGCCGGACCTCCTCGGCCGTCAAGCCGGTCACGTCGAAGTCCCCTGCCTTCCCCAGCACATGGGAGGATAGATAGACGGAAGACTTCCCGCGAACGATGGCGCAGCGGTTGCACCGGAGGCCGCGCTGCGTCTTGCCTTTCCCGTTGCACCACATGGGTGCCTTGAGGATGTCCCGCCGGATCACCAGCAGCGCGTGCAGGTAGTCCGTGTCCAGGAACTGCCAGGCCTGCTCTCCCCACCTGGAATAGGTGTGGTCGCAGACGAGTTCCTGGATGTCGAAATAGGGCCGGATGGCCGTAAGGATCTCAGCCCGCGTCATGCTTCCTCCCGCTTGACGAAGTGCCCCCTCTCGTCTCGTGGCGCGGTCTTGCCGTTCGCGCCCCGGCGGTCCGTCCGCTCCGGGATGAGGTCCGGCCGCAGTTCCAGGATGATCTTCCGGTAGGTCGCGTTCTGCGCCTCCAGTTCCTCGTTCCTGGCGAGTATCTTGGCGTTCCCTGCGCGTAGCTGCTCAACCTCCCAGCTCAACTCCTTCACGCGGCTCTCCAGGGTCTCGATGGTCGGTTTGTAGGCCTTCTCCACAAGGCGCTCGATGTTGTCAATCTGGTCGGCCTTGACTTCGGTCTCGGCCTTGTCCGCACCGGCCCTCTCCTGCCGGACCCTTGCCCGGATTGTGAGGATCCTCGTCAGCCAGGACGCCGCAATGGCCGTCCCGAGCATTTCCAAAATCTGGATGTACTCCATGGTATTTGTTCTTTAAGTGGGACCCAGGAGGGCCCCGGTTAAGTCAGTATTTTGGTCGCCTCATTTTTGATATGACCAAATTCGCAAGTCAGTCAGTTATGGCTAAAAGTGATTGACTTATGCGGTGATGGTTACTCCGTTCATTGTGATAGTTGTCGCAGTCCAAGAGACCGTTCCCTTTGCGTTTGCGGTAGAGCCGTTGAAAGTCACCTTTCCCCATCCGGCACTATTTCCACCTACCGACCCGGTTGCCCTTCCAAGACTCCTTTGTTTTGCGACAAATCCCTCAATCGTTCCTCCGATATTGGAGTTTGCCAAAGCCATATTTGTAATGACCGAACTATTAAGGTCGGCAATATCTCCCGTGAGATTCGCACAATAGTTTATGGTTATGCTTTCAAGGGCAGCAAACGAAGCGAAATCCGAAATTTCTCCTGTTATTGCGGAATTATTCTTCAACGATATTCTTCTCAAATTTAGGTCAGCCATCGGCTCTAAAAGTTGCTCTAACGAATAGGAGAACGAGCAATTCTCAATCGCAACACTATCCATATTGCTTGGGAAATAGAGTTCTCCATATCCTCCTTCGATTTCGGAAACACCCTTTATTCCTATTGCGGAGAATGTTCCATCGGTAATCGTTTTAATGTTGTACTTGTCGGCGATTGAGATTTCGTTCCCGTTTGCGGATGCGGTCACATTGAAACCCGCCATTGAAGAGGTTAGTTGGAAGGGGTTTGTATATGGATTTCCGCCGTACGAACTAAAAGAGATTCCATTGTCACCGCTAACGATGCAGTCCGAATCATTGTTGGCAGACATAGCCATAAACCAAGTGCCGGAGTTCATCTTGAACTTGACAACTCCCAATATCGGAAGGTTGTGGTTATTGACACTTCCGTCCAACCGAGTGTTAAAACATTTGCCCATAATTATTGTTTTTTAATTTGTTACACAATCGTTTCGTATATACCCGTGTCGGTAGAATTGCCGGAATAGTAGGCGGCAAATTGAGAACCCTTGAAAGCAACCGCACTTACATTTCCAGCATCTTGCCCGGTTGCCCCGGTGGAAATGATTGTCGCAGTAGGCCATCCCGTTGGATTATTCCATATATCTTCAACATTTACCAGCCTATATTCAAGTTCGCCCGTCCCTCTGTTATAGATATATAACGAAACCTTGTTGGTAAGTTGGTCGAAAACCAAACTCGGTGTATATGAATTTCCGCTTATATTGGTGGCTTGCTTTGTCCAGGTCTCCCCGTAATCTTCCGATTGCATCTGCCACATATAGGCACTTCCGCTACCTTCGTATCTTCCCGCTACAAGGATTTTCCCGTTCCCGAGATATACTCCGGACATTTCCATCGGTCTTTGTTCGCGCACTACGGATTCAACCACAACCTTTGTCCAAGTTTCCCCATTGTCGGAACTTAAAATATATCCCCACGGGGCGGAGTCATTCCCATATTCTCCGAAGAAAGCCATCAATCCCTTCGTGGGGACATTGATAATATCCCCAATATGTCCCAATGGTGTGCTTGCCGGGATAGTAGAAATCAATTCAAAGTCAATCCCGTTTGTGGTCTTATAGATTTCTTGATATGTGTTCGCGTCTCCCGGATAACCAACGCGATTGATAAACAAGAGATTCCCGTTTTCATCGTTTCCGCACCCCGTGACACCATCCCTTACATTTTCCGTGTCAATAATCAATCGTTTCGGTGTCCAGACAATTCCATTCGCAGAGGTGGAAACCCATATCGCACCCGTTCCGTTGTGCGGGTCTTCGTGTTCCAATGCCTTCACATAGGCACATACAAGTTTGTTTCCGACCTTGCCAATCCTCGGCCAACAACTATATTTATCCGGGGAAATAATAGTCATTGTTTTCTCCTTGAAAGAAGAAAAACCGATAACATCAATAATGTTGTTGGATTGTTCGGATAGTTGGAAATACTTTTCCTCGCCTTCTGCACCGCTTGTTATATCGTTTATTTGGCCTTGCAAATCATCCACTTCCTCTTGCACATCCGCCGGGATGCCCGCTATATCTGCGTATAGTTTCCCGTCCTTTTTGATACCGATAACGATTTTCCCGTTTTCATCGGTCATTAAATAAAGATAGTCCGGGTTGTCGAACGATATGGTGGCATCTGCTACAATAGAATCAATCAGCGATTTCCCAACCACTTTGTTCACCTTGCCCGCCACGGTAAGGGTAAGCGAATCAAGTTCATCTTTTATCGGTTTCGGAATACCTATTGCCCATTCGATAGAGCCGTCTGCCTTGACACCGCCCAAAACCCTTCCGTCCTTATCAGTGATAACCCATAACCACACTGGATTCGTGACTTCTACTCCATCCAATTTCTCATCCACTTCTTGGCGCAATTGACTGACTTTCCCGTCCAGCAACTTGCCCTGGGCTGCGGTCAGCGCCTTCGTCGCGTCATCGGTCGTGAGGTTGTTCACGAGCTCGAACGGATAGTCCACGCTGGAGCCGGTGTTGCCCTGCTCACCCTTCGCGCCCTGGGGGATCGTGATGTTGAGAACGGGGGCCGCAGCCGTCCCGGTCATGGTGACGACCACGGGGGTGCCAGGCTCTCCTGTGGTGACAATGCCGACCGTGATGTTCGGCGTCGCGCCGGTGTCACCCTTCTCTCCCTTCAGGTGATGGAACACCAGGGAGAGGACCTTGTTGAGCAGTGCCGCATCCACGGAAGGCGTGCCCGGCTCGTTGTCAGCGATGCTCGCCTGGACGGAAGTGATTCCGGCTGCGTTCGCGGCGGCCGCGGCAGTGTTGGCCGCAGCGGTGGCTTCCCGGGCCTCGGTCAGCACCTGGAGCGGGATCTGTTCGGCAGCCTCGTTCGCCTTGTCAGCGGCATCGAATGCGGCGGCGATGGCGGCGTCCAGGATGGAGCTGTCCACCTCGACCACCTCGATGTCCACGGTCACCTCGGGATCTTCCAGGACAACCTGCTCTCCCTCGAGCTCGGCGGTCCGTGCCACGATGTTGACGGCCTGCTTGTCGTAAGTCTTCTCCCGGCCCATGTACTTGGCCCGGACGATGATGGAGTTCACGCCCAGATACTGCGGCTTGGTCGCGGCATACAGGCAGACGAGGACGGTGGGGTCCTCGGAGTCGACGGAGACGGCGCAGCGTCCCGCCACGGCCTTCTGGTCGTCTGAATAGACCAGGGCCTTGATGTCAGTCAGGCCAGACCAGTCAACGGCGACACCGTTGTCCTTCAGTCTCACCTTCATCGTGATGTCCGAACATGCGCGGACATTTTCCAAGGTAATTGTGCTCATACTCTTTCGTTTATCAAAAAAGTTGTCTATCTTTGTCCCAGTCCTTGCTTCCATCGGAGGCAGGCCGCGGTCACTGCTTCCATCGGAGGCGTGCTTTTTGACCCCGCTCTCCATCGGAGGCGGGTCTTTTTATGGCAGCAGCTGGAAGCCAATCACGCCTCCGGTGTGCGTAGTTCCCGCTATATTGTCGAGCTGGCCAACCTCGGCGGACACCAGGATGGGGGCCACGTCCGAATAGATCCAGCGCGGAATGTACTTCCCGTTCTCGTATATCTCCGTCGTATGGTCGGACAGGGTGCCGGAGGCGAGATCCCGGAACTCCGGGTTCGTCCACCGGACCGCGATGCCGAACACGCGGCTGCGCTTCACCTTCTTCCTGTACAGCGTCTCGGTCCCTGTCGGGTAGCCGAAGCCGGTCGCCAGCCTCAGGGACTGATAGGTGGCGTAGGTCATGCTGGACGTGTCCCGCCCGAACACGGAGACATAGTTCTGGAGGATGTATGTCCGTAAATCCAGCAGCGTAACCCGGCTGCTGAAGGTCAATCCGCCCTCGCCGGTCTTTCCCAGGGCAGCGCCCCAGCCCTTGCGGGCCTTGCACAGCTTATTACCAGTCCTCCTGGCCCGCCTGGGCGACATCATCATGAGGACGAACTCGGCGTCGGTAACGGTGCCGATGGCAGGGTGCTCGGCGAGAAGGTACGGGGCGAAGGCGTACTGCTCGGACTTATTGAAGCCGCGGTATATCTGGATGCGCGGAGCCTTTCGTGAAAGGCCCTCGATGCTGCTGGCCTCCCAGGGGACATTGACATAGGCCCGGTTGTTCCCGTCCAGGAGGACAGGGTAGTTCTTCCCGGTTTGCTCGTAGCCGATGCGCACACCGCCCAGGGCTCCGGAAGTCGCAGCGGGCAGGATGTAGGAGCTGCCACCGCCGGAAGCGTAACCGTCCACACACAGCTCGCGGGTGGCCCCGTTGATCGTGACCATGACGGTCTTTTTCGTGGAGTTGTAACTTCCCCACGCGACATTGTTCTTGAGCTGGTAGGGCGTTCCATCTATCGTGATGGTGGCGACGTTTCCGCCAGCGGTCGCGGGGCTGGAAATAGCCACGGTGCTCCCGCCCCCTCCGCCTCCTCCGCCGCCGGAGCTGGAGGATGGGGCGTATGAGCCGCCTTCCGCCTGTCCGGTGGACTGGACCGTCTCGCTCTCCACGGTCAGCGATGCAGCCGGAAGGGAGACGGCCTTGATCTCGAGCTCGTCGTTGTAGAAGTCCCAGGTGTACTCCTTGACGAGGTAGTTCGTTCCCCTCAGGGCCACGACGAGCGGGACCAGGGAGAGGGAGGACTGCACGTTCAGTACTCCGGAGAGCTCCACGCGGGGGAGCGCGATGGAGAGCGCGTAGTCCATGGCCACCAGGGACAGGAGATCCCGGCCGTAGTATCTGTTGTCCGCCCAGTCATAGACGGGCGTGTCTGTGTCAGAAGTCCAGACGAAGACGCCCTTGAGAAAAATCACCGACATCAGGTCGTCGTAGGTCATTCGACCGCCGGTGATGGTCACGTCATCAGCCTTGCCACGGGCGCCGTTTGACAGGGCGAGGATGTCCCTGTAGCCCTTGTTCAGGCGAATGGCTACCTGAATCCCGTAAAGGTCCACATTGTAGCCATAGATAAACAACTGGACGGTGCACTCCTGGGCGATACCAGGGGCCGGGATGACGATCTTCACCTCCTCAGCATTCTCACTGATGGCCTCGATATTCGTCGAAGTAACGGACACCTGGTCATATTTTACCGGGCTTTCCGACGTCCATCCCTTTTCTGGCTGCCAATACAATGTTGTTGATCCATAGGTCACCTGGGCGGTTGCGCCAGTAAAGCAGGCCCGGAAATCAGTCGAGACATGAGCGCTGGCCTTCAATGTAATCTGCAGATCCTTCGTGAATCGACGGAAGGTCACCTGGTTGACAATACTACCGGGATACAGATGCCCAAGGTCTGTCCCGAGCCACCAGCGGGAATACTCCGCCTGCCAGGAGGCCTGCGACTCCGCCAGCCATCCGGTCAAAGTCTCTACGCCCTCGGCATGCCAGGGGGCCTCCACGGTGATGGATTTCTTTGCAGGCACGACCCGCCGGGTGATGTGGCCGACCGGCCACATGTTGCCAGAGTAGGCGGAGCCCAGGGTCTGCTTAACGCCGGAGACGGTCGCCGTGGTCGTGCTGCCGGATGTCCTGGTCGGCAGCTGGTAGACGGAAAGTCCCGTCCCGCTCAGCTGGTCGGCAAGGTCGCTCTCCCTGATCAGGAGCCATGCGCCCTTGTACTGGGTGATGGTCATGTGCAGAGTCCGGAGGAGCTCGGACAGGACGTCGTAACAGCTTTCGCCCTCAAGGTAGTCCAGGTCGATGGACACACCGTCGAAGAGGTTGGCGGGGCTTCCCGATGTCGGGCCCATGGACAGGACGCAGTTGATGACCATCGACAGTCCCGTCTGGGAAAGCAGGTAGCGCAGGTGGTCACCGACCGTCTGCAGGCCCCGTGCGGGGAAGTCGTAGTCCTTCAGGAGGCCGAGGCCGTCCGTCGCGGTGACGGAGACGTCGTACCTGGGCGCGATGTCCGGCTCGGCGTAGAGCTCCGTCACGATGAAACCACTCCATACCTGGGTGGAGCCTCGGAAGACATCGACCCGGTACTGACGCGGATTGCTCGTATATAGAGAGGCGAACTCCCCGTCCGTCTGACATTCAAGGACGAGGTCGCAGGATGTCCCTCTGAAGAGGCCGGAATCCTGCATCTTGATAACAGGGGCCCGGCCAAGGGCACGGTTGATGACGGAGCCGGAGTAGCCGTCTTGCAAGAGGCTGACGGTATGTTCGACGCCGTTGGCAGAGTTGAACCTGAAGCGATATTTGATTCCGTAGGCCATACCTTATCCCGTGTAATAGCTCTTGTTCTTGCTGGAGTCAAGGACCGCCTGGAGCTTGTCTCCGGAGGCCTCGAGGGTACCGGTGACCTGGATGGTGATGTCGCGGGTCTCGTAATCGCCACCGCCTCCACTGGAGTAGCTGGAGGTGCTGTAGCCGCCACCGGCTGCGCTGTAGTCTCCGGAGGCCACGGCCGACAGGCTGGACTTGACCGCAGTGCCGAGCGCCACCAGGGCGGCGCCGGCTGCTATAGCGATATAAGGGTTACCCATATCCAGCGCAGCCTTGATTCCTTCGGAAGCGAGACCGACAGAGATTGCAACCTTACCAACTGCGACGGCCATGTCTCCGAAGGAGGAAAGGGCCGCGTTCTTGAAGTTACCCCATGCGTCCCCTCCTCCTGCGAGGGTGCCGACCAAGCTCCCTATGAGCTCAGCGGACCGCGTCACTCCGGATTCGATGAGGGAGTTGACCTCGTTGGTGATGTCGACGATCTTGTCCGTGTCGGCCTTGATGCCGATAGACAACTGGAAGTCTCCCATGTAGGCCTGCAGGGTGCTCTTGAAATACTCGACATCCTGACGCTGGGGGAGGAGGCTGAGGGTGGGGGCGGTTATCCCAGACGGCGCCGTGACGGAAGCGAGCCCTCCGGAAAGTGCTGCGCCGTAGGATTCACCACGGGCATGGAGGGCGGCCAGCTTCTCGGCCTCCTCGCGGGCCTTCTGCCACGCGGCGGCATTGTACGATGCGCTATTCGAGATGCGGTTGGACAGCCGGTCGATGCCGGCCAGCTCCTGCGCCTGCTGCTGCTCCAGGGCGAGGACGCGCTGCTTGGCTTCCTCAGTGTTCTTTGTCGCGGCAAAGTCGTTGTTGGCGAGACCGTCGATCTGCTCCTGCACGGAAGCAAGGTCCTTCGCCATCTGGATCTGTGCCGCGTATTTCTCATTGATGAGCGTCCGGGCCTGCTCCTCCGCCGCGGATCTCTCTGCGGCGCTCTTCGAGTTGTCCCGGGCGATACGCATCTGTTCGGCGATGTCCCTGTCCTTCTCGGCGATCTCCGTAGTCAGGGTGAGCTCGCGCTTCTTCAGGTCCGCCATTTGGGAGCCGAGGACTTCGCCCTCCTCCGCGGCCTTGGTCGCCGCCCTCGACGCATCCGCCACTTTCCTCCAGGAATCGACAAAGCCGACCGTCTCCTTGTCCCCCACCCACGTGGCGAGGAAGGCGCCGGCGTTCGAGGTGAAACGAGCCCAGCGCTTCTCCAGCCCGGACATGGTCTCGCCGATGCTCTGCCCGATACCGGCATTGGCATCGTGCATGGCCTGGCGGTAGGTGGAGATATAGGTCTCCGTCGCCATGGCAAGATTGAGCCCGTCGATCGTGCTCTTGAAGTTGTCGGCTTCGGCCTTCAGGGCCCGGAAGCCTGCAGCTGCCGCCGCCAGGCCGAGCCCGGCAATGCCTGCCTGGACGGGACCGATGGACTTGAGGATGTCACCGAAAGCCTTTACGCCTGTGTTCCCGGACTGGGATAGCTTCTGGCCAAGACCGACGACGGCCGAGGTCATCTGGTTTACCTTCCCGGTATTAATCCCGAAAGCGTCACCCAGGGATGCAAGAGCGTCCCCGCCAACCTTGTCGAGGTCGCGGAGGCCCTGCTTCACCGACTTCGCCCCTTTGTCGAAATCCGAGGTATCGGACCCGATGTGTATCTTTACTTTCGGTTCAGTCGCCATTGGTCTACCAGTTTATCTTCTTCATCGCCGCCCTGAGGGCATCGAGGGATTTCTCTTTCTCCGCTTCATCCAGCTCGGAGAGGTCTCTCTCCGCCGGAGCGTCCCAGGGAAGCCGGAGATACTTCTCGGGACTCATCTTGTCCTTCCTCTGTAGTTGCAGGTTGAAGAGGGAGTGACCGACGTTTCGGATCAGTGTGAAGAGCTGCCGTCTGTCTGCGTCGCGGTCTTCCGCCCATACGACAACCGCCTCCCAGAAAACACCCACGCGAAGGAGCCCGAAGGACTCAGGACTCAGGCCGAGGCGGGCAAGCGCCCAGCCCCGGACCCGTCCTATCTTCAGAGGCCGGACTCCTCCTCCCGCTCCTCTTTTTTTGGCGCTTCCTCATCCACGTCCACCTGCGGGGAGCTCTGCCTCACATAGATCTTCAGGAACTCCGCCACATGGGCCGGCGTGATCGCCGCCCCCAGGTCAAGCGCAGATGGTACGTTCTTGTGACCCTCGAGACGCTCTCCTTCCGCGATGCAGGCCGCCATCAGGGCGGTCAGCTCGGACGGACGGAAGGTGTCTATCTTGGCCAGCTCCTCGAGGGTGTCGCGCCCTACCGCCTGGAGATAGGCGGTCGTGGCGTTCCAGTTGACCTCGACGCGGTAGCGCCGGCCGTTGATCTCGATGAAATCCTTCACCATACCGGGGCAGATTAGGGGGTTGTCGGAGTCATATCACCGGACACGCGGAAGTCAGCGTTCCAGGTGGCCTCGTCGGAGGCGTTGGAGGACTCGCTGTAGTTCGTGATGATGCAGTGACCGGTGTACGAGGTGAGGTCCGTGCCCATGTAGAGGAACTCCAGCAGCGCGGAGTCGCCGACCTTCAAAGCATCGGCCAGCAGGGTGTTGCGGCCCTTAGTGTTGGTGCCGTCGGCGGCCTTGATGAGGCCGGATGCACGGAAAGTGATGTCATGACCGGAGACGACGACCTTGGCGTTCCCCTGGTCGTCCTTGGTCAAAGATTCCTTTGTGCGGGCGGCCACGGTGAGATCGTCCTGAGTACGACCCTCGATCGTCTTGCCCCCGAGCTTGAATGCAATGTTATAGCCTTCCATTATCGTAGCTGTCTAAATGTGTAACTCAATTCGATAGTCCAGACACCGTCCAGGCAATCCTTGTCGATCGCCGTGAGACGGTTGCTGTAGGTGTCGTTCCTCATGCTGGCCTCGATGGCGCCCTCCACAATCGCCCGGATCTGGTCGGCCTCGTCAGTATCATCGGACACGACGCGGATGGTCGTCAGCCCCGTGTAGCCGTGGAGGCCGTCCTTGTCCCGGATGGGGTTGACGGTCATCTCGTAGGTCACGAAGGGATAGACCTTCGTCTCGGCTTCGGAGAGAATGAGAGAGACACCGGCGCTCCGGAGAGCGGACACCAAGGTGGTTCTGAGAGATTCGGTCATCGGTCGTACAATTTGTTTTCCTGGCCCTTCAGCGACTGGGTGAAGGACTCCATGAAGGGGCCCTCCCACCCGGCGATGGCGCCTTCAAAGAAGTTCTCCGCAGGCTGGCCTACGTTGTTCCGCCTCTTGACGTGCTTCTTGATCGGCTCGTCGAACTTGTGGGAAGGGTCGCGGCGCGTCAATGTGCCGTAGTTCTTCCAGTAAGCCTTGAACCAGTCTGGAACACGGTTGCTCCCGTTCGCCTTCTGGCGCCTGTTGAACAGGCCGATGAGGGCGTTCGTATTTCCCGTGACCTGTCCCTTGAAGACCTTGTACTTCACCAGGCGGCGGAAGCGCTGCGGGGTCTTCTGACGGATCTGCCGGGCAGTCTTCTTCGACGCCTCGCGCATGGCCGTAGCCGTCACCTTCTGGGCGTTCTCCGGCAGCTTGTCGCAGAAGCGCAGGCAGTCGTCAAGACCTTCGATATGGGAGACAGAGGGCATCAGCTGATGGCGTGGATGGTCAGTTCGCAAAGAGGAGAGACGCGGGAGACGGGGTCGATGCCGGTGATCTCGTAGGGGAGTCCATCGACGATGACCTGCCAGCGGGTGGTCAGCTCCGGGATCTTGTAGATGGTCAGCTGGATGTACTGTCCCTCCTCAAGATTCGTATTGGAGACCAACTCCGAAACACTACGGTCCACCTTGGCGTACACCTTGGAGTGGTCGGAGAAGACATACTTCTTCGCTCCGTCGGTGCCGTACTCGATGGTACAGCGCCGGATGGTGACGAGGGTGTCCAGCTCTCCGATATTGATCTTATTCTCCATGGTCGCCCCAGGTACGGAAAGGCCGCAGGAGGTTGCGGGCCGTAGTGCGGTCACGCTCCTCCGGACGGTCGGTAGGGTTGTTGAAGAGGCTCCCGGCAAGCAGGAGGATGGCCGCCTGCATGTCTTCCGGGACCTGTTCGAGGCCCGCCT